TCTGGAACGCATTGCCGTTCGAAATCGTGGCCGTACTGTTCAGCGTGCCGCGCGCGATCGGGGCCTGCGCAAAGGCTGATCCCGCAAACAGGATGAAGGCGAAGGTGATGAGCGCTTTGGCGAGTGTTATCACGGGCGCTAACCCGCTATATCGAAGCCAGAGCCGGCCTGTTGTGCGTTTTCGAAGAAACGTTTGAAGGCATCCAACGCCTTGATGACTTCGGCTTTCTTCGGTGTGACGCCATCGAGGACGCGAAACTCGAATTGATCAGTTGTGGCCGATGTGCCGACAGTAAAATCGACGTAGGCCGAACCTTCAACGCCGCGCTTGAGGCTAACGAAATGGCTCGCCATCCACCGTCTCCTATTTCAATCCTGACGAACTCGCCTGCTTGCGCGCGGAAGCGTAGAGGCTATCGAGCGTTGCCAGCCGCGTCACAACGGCCTTGTCATACGAAATCGAGAAATCGCCGCTTGCCGATCCGCCGATAGACGGCGAATGCCTGTGATCGCTGCCGTCGACCTTGGTGGCAGAGTTCTTATCAGCCGTGACGTTGACGAATGTGTCCTGGGCCATGCGTCATTCCACATACCAGCACTCGAGCTGGACGATGCCGCCCGTGGTGATGGTGGTCGTGATGTTGATTTGGATGTCGAAGAACCCACCGGGGTCGGACGTAAACGTAGTCACGCCGAGGCCGACAAGAACCGACCAGAGCGGTACGTTCATGTGTGCCAGGGTGAAGGTGCCCTTCAAAGTCCAATCGACGCGGACCTGCGCGACGATCGATTGAGCCGAGCCGAACAGTTTGTTGTTCGCTGCGGTGATCTGCGGAATGGTGCCCTGCAGAGCAGCCGGGGTGCCATCGGTCAGGGAGTCGGAGTGGACGACGTTGAAATCGGCCGAACCGGCTGTCGCAACGGCGCTGTCAAGAACGAGCTTCTTGACCTTCGCCGTGGTCGGGATGCGGACCATTTTGTAGGTCGAAGTCGTGTCATCCGAGGAAACCGTGGTGACTTGATCCGCGATGACGCGGACCATGCCCTGTGTAAATTCGCCGATCGTGCCGGCCGAGACCGGGGAGGCATCAGCGTTGGTGATCGAAGTGGATTTAAGGTTGTGGCCAGCCATCTGAGTTCTCCCTTACGGCGTCACGTCGGCCGCGGCCGAGGTATCGGCACATTGGACTTGCAACAGCCGGCCCGGCTCGAGGCGGGTCGCGCCTGACGACATGGCCGTGTAGAGCTGATACGGCAGACCAGACAGGTCCTTGCGGCGATCGACGTCGTTCTCGGTATCCTTCCAGATGCCGAGGTAGGCGCCGGATTTGACGAGCGCGATGTTCGATCGAACGCTCGCGGCGGACGCCAAGCGTTCCGAGTAGCAGATGTCGAAGCCCATGAAGCGAACCACTTTGCCATCGACCAGCACGGGGCGGTCGCCGGAGAAGTCGGACGAGACAACCTGCACCTGATTGAGCAGATCGCTTTCGCCCTGTGAGTTTGTGACCCACGTAAGGGCTTCCTCGTCGACGGGGACCTGCGCCTTGCGGAATACCCGCTTGGCCTCGATCATCTTCGCCACGGTCAGACCGGAAGCAGCGGCCGATCCGAATGTGCTGGCGATTTGCCACGATGCGGTGACGAAGTTCTCGCCCGACAATGAACCGGCGTCGGTGCCGATCTGCGCCTGTGCAAAGGCGCAAGCGATGATCCGATCGTCCCACTCGCGCGCTACGGCGGCGGCGGCAACGGATGAATACTGCGAAGTCGGGTCTTGCAGGAGCTTCAACTTATCGAACGAGTCGATGAGCTGTGCGGCTTCCTTGTCCACCGGGAAAACCCAGCGGCGGCTAAAGTCGACGTCCTGGCGATTGATCGGTGCAAAGCGGCCCGCAGGCGCCTGCATCTGGATCGCGCCGATGTATTGGATGGGCGATGCCTGCTTGCCGATGTGGAAACCTTCCATCACGCGGCCGCGGAGCTTCGATTGCGTCTGCTGCAACTTGAGGTTCAAGATTGCAGAAAATTGCGTGACGTAGAGTTTGGTAAGGTTCTCGGACATGGCCAATCCCATTCGTTCGGTTGAGACGAAAGTTGCTTGGCGTATCCCTTGCGGGGGCCATCAAACCTTCGGCCGTGTCCGATAAACGGGGGCCGTCACTTCGCGATTTTGGCCGTATCCTTGCGGGGGCCTTTGACGCCGCGAACAGTCGGGAGAATACTCAGCGGCGATCTGCTTACAACGCACTCACCCTTTCTTTCGGGCGTGCTTGGACCGGATAGGATTTTGTTTTTGACGCTTATCTGCCTGCACAAATTCTTTTCCGACAGATTGCGAAACCCCAACTTTCTTCGCAAATTTTGCAGAATGCGAGACAGCTTCCATAAATCTATGTTGCTTTGGCGTACTAGATGGCATAATTCACCTCAAATGATTCGAGGAACGCCAATGACGCCGGAACAGGAATTAGCATACCTCGCTGCGTTCATCGACGGAGAAGGATGGATCACGTTTTGGAAATTTCCTAATCGAAATAAATTTACCAGACAGATTGGATTTACAAATACGAACGAACAACTTTTCCGTTTTATCGTAGAACTTGCAGAACGTGCGGGGCTCACCTTTTCTATACGCCACGTAAAAATTAAAAATGAAAAACATTCAGATAGATGGAATGCTATGTTACTCGGCGGAAAGGCCGCATATGCACGATTTGAGTCTATAGTACCTCTTATGCATCCTGATAAAAAAATCAGGCTTAATGCAATCATGGATTGCTACGAGAATTTAGAATTGAATGGGCGACAGCGTTCTGCACCAATTTACGATGAAAAAGCTCGCGCACGAAGATCAGAAATCTCACGCATGGCGGTAAGAAAACGGTGGGGTTCCCATGTACCAAAACAACCGAGAATGCGGGCTCTAACTGAGGAACAGAAAGCCCACCGCAACTTGCTTGCGCGTCAAAGACGGATTTCGTAGCGCTCCAGGGCATCAGCCGGCCAATCGTTTGTCCAGCGATGCGTGTGCGAGAATGGACTTAGCCTTTTTCATTTGCTCGATCATTCCGGGATTGTTCATGTCGCCGTGGCGCAGGCCGCCCATGTATGGATGGCCGCAATACGGCTTGCCGGTGATGACGCATTTATCAGCGGAACACGAAGCGCAACACGAATTGTTCGTGATCCCGGCAAATTCGTCGGGCTCCGTCTTGGCCACAACGGGCTTCGGCTTTTGACCCCTGACATTCGCGCGGCGGGTATATTTCCGCTTGGGCTTCGGGGCTTCGGTGATGTCTGCCTGCGTCGTGTCAGTCATGGTCATACTCCTACGCTGCGGCTGCTATCAGGGTGGTCAATGTGTCAAACTCGCGGCGCTCTTGGACGCCGCCTTTGAGGAAACGGTCACGCCATGCCGTGTCGGCTTGTAGTTCATCGAGCCGGGACTTCGCGGATTCAACCGTTTTCGGATTGTCTGCACCCTTGCCACCCTCGACGAAAGTATCCTCATTCGTCCCGGCGCCAACCTTGCGGAACATTTCCATGATGCGATCGTAGCCAACCACACCCTCCATCGCGGAAACGTCGGCCTCCGAAACGCCAAGGCGCTTGGCGCCCTGCATCGCGGTTAACTTGTTGAAATCGAAGTTTGTGCCCCAGCTCTTTTGCAGGTTGGACTTTTGACCGTCGAGCTTGACCTTGAGTTCAGCCGCTTCACTTTGGTCCTTGCCCTCCATAAATTTTACTACCGATTGAGCAAAGGCCGTCGCAGCATCCTTTGGGATGTGCTGAGAGAATGAAGTCTGACGGATCATGTCCGCGAATGAGTCGTCGATCGCAGCACCGTCCGCAAACTTGACACCGGACAAGTCGTAATCCTTTGCCTCCTTCGGCTTCCCGAGGCGCGTGTAAACGGTGTTCCATCCGGCCTCATCCTTTGCGTCCTTGGGCAAACGCAACAGTTGATCGGCGGGAACGCCCACGAATTTCTCCGCGTCACGATGCGCTTTCGCGGCATCCGTGAAGGCGGCGATCGGATCGTCCGATTTCCAGCCCTTGTTCTGCATGTGACCGATCAGGTCGGCATCGAGTTTGCCCTGATACCAAGGTGTTGCCGGCGCCGTTGTCGTGGTGGTTGTCGTGGTATCTGCCGTCGTGGTCGCAGCGTCAGGCATCACTATCTCCTGCAGGTTTTAGGCGCGGTCTGCGCAATGCGAGCTCGAGAATGTCTTGATCGGTCAGGTAGAAAAATTGCTGTATGCGAAGCCACACTTCGCGGCGCCCTTCGAAGCGCGCGTGAATGCGGGGGTCTGGATCGAAACACGGTTCCGCCGCTTTGCAGAATGGCGCAAGATCAGCCAACACCGCCTGTCCGGCCGGCGAGCCGAAAGCCACCCTGAAAGCCGCGCGAAGTTCATTGTTCTTTGCCTCTACTTCTTCCGGTGTCACTGGACCTGTCCGGCCGGCGACGGTTGCTGTTGACCTTGCTGCTGGCCACCTGTCATGCCGGCTTTGAATTGTGCGGCATCAGCCTTCTTCATCGCGGCGATATTCGGCAGCGCCTTAAGCTGTTGTTCCTTCTCCATCGCCTGAGCGCGTGACTTGCGTTTCTGCGCGATTGCTTCGGGGCTCGCGGTCCAGCGAACCGGGGCGCCCTGAATGTCGGCTATTTCCGGCATCGCGGTATCAAAATCGGCCCAATCCAAATGGCTGGGGTCCTGAGTGATCGCGACGACTTCCTTCGATGTTTCCACGGCGCGCATGAAGCCGGACGCCTGACCGGCCCGCTGGGTCCGCGCGAGCGGCGAGGTATAGACCGTGCGATATTCGCCGCGTGCTTCCTGCAGCCGCGGCGGCATCGGCGGCAAAAGCCCTTGGTCGGCAAGCACGTCGAGTTCGCGGTCGATCATCGGGCCGAGGTATTCCGATTGCTGGCGGCCGAGCGTCGGGCCAATCAGAATTCCCTTCTGATTAACGATTTCCGTGACCTGGGTGGCGGTCAAAACCTTTTCATCGAGGATCAGACGGAACAGGCTTTCAAGGAACGCATCGCGAATGAGTTCCTTTTCCATGTCCATCATTTTTTCGTTGGTCTGGATATTCCCGGTCGGCAGCACCCCGACTAGCGCCTTGCCGTCCATGTTCATGCCGCCTGGATTGAGAGCCCCAGGCCGCAGGTTGAAATTCGTAAGGCCGTCGTCGGTCGTGAGCAAAACAGGGTCAGCGGCGCGGTGGCCCTGCTTGAGGAACGTCGTCTTTTGCGCGTTGAGCGTCTTGAGTGACGGCAGGACCATTGCGGCCGGGCCGCGCGCATAGACCTCGCCAGGCGCCATTTCGTAGCGCATCGGCGCAAGCGGCAGGCAGCGATACCCGCCTTCCGGCGCCATCAGGCACTGGCCATCGACCGAAACATAGTAGGAGCCAAACGGCATCCGGCGCGCGTCATAGCGGCCTGGGTCGTAATCATCGCGCGGACGCACGCAATGCAGGAACGTGTAGAGCCACTGACTATGACTTTGCAGCGGGGAAATCAAATTCGCCGGCAGGTTTTCCTTGCCCCACTTTTGCGCAGCCTGGGCCGCCGTGAGTTTCATCCAGCGCACGAAACCATCGACCATGCCTTGATGATTTTCGCGCCAGAATATCTCCCCGAATGGCAGCGACTTGTACCGGATGCCGCGGGCGCCATGCGCAAGCCTGCTATCGAGGGCATCAATGAACATGCCGCCGTTGCCGAAGGCGCCGAGCTCCTGATAGTTGTTCTGGTTCTGCGACGTGAAGTTCGCCAATGGCGCATAGCGGTATTTGAACAGGATGCGGGTCACTTCATCAAAATAAAGCCGCGTGAGCCGATCTTTCATCACGTAGTCGCTATCTGCTTTCAGTTCATGCCACTGCATGTTGCGCGGCGTGAGCATGGAGTCGCAAATCGCGCCGAAACGCGATAGGGCCATCATGCCGGTCGCGTCGATCTGCGATTGTGTTTTCTTGGTGCCGGGCCAGTTGATCGAGCCGTAAAAAAACGTGTTGCGTGAGTTGGGGCGGATTAACTCGCTGATTTCTTCGCATTGCAGCGCATATGTGTTGCGCCACGTCGTCATCTGCGAAAATTCCTGCATGATGTCGCGGACGATAGTCGCCTCGCGGTCAGACACCTGCCGCGTTCGCCCCGATGGTGCGGGCGTGTCAGTGGAGAACAAGGCGTCGGGCATCGGGGTCTTTCGGGTCCATCAGCGGATCGAGACGTCGATCGGCCACAACCCATCGCTTGACCGAGTGAAACAATTCCTGCCGGTCAGCGTCGTTCAATCGCAAATCATCGGACAACCGGCGAAACTCGCTTTGCATGTGCAGTTCGTCGCGAAAGATCACGGTGTCCTTTTCGATCTTGCCGTCGCGCGTCACCATGTCGGCGACGATCGTGCCGGTCTTGTCGACCTTTGCTGCGGTGCAAAGGAATGGCGCGGTGATGCTTTCGAAACCGGGAAACACCGCGCGCAGCATTACCGGCATTCCATCGTCGAAATTGTGGGAGAGGACCGAGAGGACCACCATTCCCAGCGCCGTATGTCGGGTATGGGCGAGCGCGCGGCCCTGCCACATATCGCGGAGTTCCTGCGCGTGGCGCTCAGGCGTGAGCTCAAGCACGGAACAGGCCGAGCATTTGTGCGGCGCCGAGTCCAAACGAGTTTGATCCCGTTTGATCGAGCCCTTGCGCCATCAGCTTTTTCTTTTTCTTCAACTCGTCCTCGTCGGTGTCGACCTGCTGACTGAGCAGGTTCCCGTCACCCAGGCCGAGATCGAGCGAGGCTGGCGAATAGGCTTGAGGCATGGCGGGGAAAATGCGCGCGGCGAGAACGCCCAGCAACGCACTCAGCCGAATATGGGGTAATCGATACCGTCTGCCATCTGGTTCGGCTCAGCGCGCGGGCGAAAGGCGCCGAGCTGCACGCGCTTGCCCATGCGTTTCATCATCGTGGCAATGCGGACGGCTGAAATGATGTCATCGCGCTCCTTGACGATCTGCCCATCCTTGCGGTGATAAAGGCGAAATTCCTCAAAGAAATCCGAAAGATGATCGGCAACCTTGAACCGGCCGGTGGCCATCCTGTCCTGCAATTCGGTGATGCCGGCCTCTGTGGAAATCCCGCCATCCGGCCATGTGGCGTGTTCGGCCATCATGCGAAGGCCCTGCGCCTTGAACAGTTGCGCCATCGTCTGCCCGGTATTGCGATCGCCGCGCACGTTGCCATCGTGTGGCCAGGCCACCGGGACGTCGGCGCCGATGACCTTCATCGGGACAGCGCATTGCAGCGGCAGCGAGTTCGACATGCGAACGGTGTGGTGCAGGTGCAGGACGTCGGTATCGGTGTCCCAAAGCAGCAATGCCGCCGCGAAAGGATGGTCGATACCGAAGTCGAGGCCCCACAGTTTTGCCCAATGGAGCGGAACGCGCTCGATCATCGGTTCCGAAATAGCCGCCTCAGCCACCTGAAAGATGCGGCCGGATCCCAGCATCGGGACCCCCTTAACCCGAGCTTCACGTTCATGGGCCGGGTAGCCGGCGATGATCCTGGCGCGTTCATCGGCCGGGATGTGCTTGGCGTCCTCGATCGTCATGGACACGATCGCGCGGGCCTCATCGTGTTCGTTCAGGAACCGTGACACCACAGACGACATGCCCTTGAGCGGGGTGAAGGTCATAAACACCATGCCGCCCGTCGCGGTGATGCGGGTCAGACCTTCGGAATATATGGATAAATCCGGTTCCTCATCAAACCAGATAAAATCCAGTGTTTCACCCTGAAACTTAGCCCGACCTTGTTCATAAGATTTGAAACGCGCCACAGATATGCCGCCCGATACGTGTCGAACTTGGATAGTGTCGTAAGCGTCCGTAACTCCTCGAGCGAGAGACGGTTTGTCTGCGAAACACTCTTTGGGGATGAGTCCTGATCCATAATCGGCCTCCACGCCGGGTTCGCCGCAAAGCTTCTTTTGCTGAATGTCCCGCACCGCGGTCGACGTTTCGCCGGCGATCCAGCAGCGCACAGGACGATCGAAACGCCGGCCCTTCCAATCCTTCGGATAGCGGCCAGTCATATGGCAGGCGACCTCGAAAGCGCCAGCCTCAGACTTGCCAACTTGATTGCCCGCCATCAGCAGGCGTTCGCGGTAATACGCGCCGAGATCGAAAAATGCTTTCTGCTTCTCGTAGGGCTCGAAATAGGCCCATCGATTGTATTTTTTCTCATGCGTCACCCACGCAATGACGCGGCGCCGTTCCTCTGCCGTCAGCGGGGTATTCACGATTTTTGCTTCTGGACGCATCGGACCTGCATCGTATCGACGGCTGGCCCCATTTTGTTCAACGCGAGAAGGCACCCGGCCTGAGTGCTAAATTCAAAGTCGTCCACCATGAACGGCCGGCTGGCGATCAGGAACGACATGAGGACCCAGACCGTCATTGCAGCAATTTCCGCGGGTCGACCTTTTCGAGTTTGACCCCGGCTAGTTCCAAAACCTTCTGCGCGAGGTCAATCGCCTGCGCCGGGGTCATCAGGTATTTCATCGGCAAGCCCTGGATTTGCAACCCGATCCGTCCGTCCAGTTCCTTGCTCAGCGTCCATGACGCCTGATTGGGCCGCACCAGTTGCGGTAGAGGTTTCAAAAGCGGGTCAGTCATTTCGAACCTCCACAAACTCCGCATCAATCGTTTCCTGCCGGTTCGTGCCCAGCAACCGGTCAGTCGCCACGCCAATCTCCTTCGCCAGCTTGATCGCTAAATCCGTCAGTTCCTTCGGCTGCTTGTGGTCGACCGTGACCTTGTGTTCGGTCAGTTCGTGGAAGCCGACACGGTTCGCCAAACCCTCCGCAGCCTTCAACTGATCGCGGTGACCGTCCGTGCGCGCAATCTTGGCAATGACCGAAATCCCCAACAGCGCGTACCCGCGCAGCCGCTTGTCCGCTTCCTCACGCATCGCGGCGATTATTTTTTCGTTGTGCAACAGCGAATGAGCCCGCACACGCAGCGCCCCGTGACTGCCGTTCCCATACCCGGCCGCCTTGGCTATCTGCCAATCCTTGCCGGTCGGAAACTGCAAAGCCGCAATCACAAATCGCCGCTGCGCTGGATTAAGCGCCAGCATCGCCGGACCAAGGCTCTCGATGTCAGGATCAATAACCGAAGGATCAGGAGCACGCATATAACGCGATTAGCCGCTTCAACTCCGCCCGCCAACGCACCGGGGAAAATTCCGGAAAAACTCGGTCAAAATCCCAAAGGGCCGAAAAACCGAAAGGTCTGCAGAAAAGCCGCGTGAGAGGGGGAGGAGGTCGGAATTTCAGTGTGTGCGAGTTCCTTGGGGTACACGCCGTACACCCCCGGTCTTTTTCCAATGAAATCAATGGGCCTTGAGGCGGTCACACATGCCGCATAGCTGGCCAGATCGCATAACCTATTGATATTGCTTGTGCTGGTTCGCAGGCATCATGGGGAACACGCTAATTGGTGCGGTGCAATGCATAAGTATTATGGAACATTTCGTTACCGGATGTGATGCGCATGAGAGGTCTTTCGCCCCTTATACCGCCTGTTGGTCTGTTCACCTGCTGGGCCGATGCGCTGGGCGTTTGCCCCTTGCCTTGCTCAACACTGTGAGAGGCAATTCGTTTGGCTGCTGGGCTCTTGCGTTGGCCATTGTGCTTGTGGCTGGGCTGTTGGACTTACGAGGTAGTGGAACTCGGCTTGTTTGCGCCTGAGCCTTATGGTGCGCACGCGCTGCTTGGCGTTCTGGCTGATGCTCTGCGAATACAGCTATATAGTACTTATGCTGTATTCGCGGCTTTCTTCCTTGCGCGCCAAGCCCTTGCGTTGGCTGCTATGCGCGCCTTGCGGCGTTTCTTGCGCTGGGCCTTGGAACAGTCGATTGCGCCGATGGTCGTGATGCCGAGGGCTGTTCGCTCAGCGTCTGTCAGCCGCAGGCGCCAAGCCAATTGGTCGGCCTTCCAGCACTGCTTGTCCATGATGGCCTTGGTGGCAATTGCGGTGCGCTCAGCCAGGGTCATCCATGGACACCAAAGGCCAAGCCATTTGTCGATGCGGCCAAGAGGATGGGCGAGACTGGCGCAGTGATTGACTGCCACCATCAGATCATCGCGCCCTGCATCATCGTCTGGAAGTGTCACACCATAGCGCGCACGGAATAGCCTGGCGAGATCGTTGAGACGCAGGGATGCAATCTGGCACGGTGATCCGCGTGATCTGCGCCTGCGCTTTTGCCGTGTGCTGAAATACTTGACGTTGTAGATTTTGCGGTGTGGCCGAGGCATCCGCTCAGGATGACGTGGCAACAGGCAGTAGCAACGCACCCGGGCGCCGTTTGTCGCGTTCACGTTTCCAGCGGATGCGAGCTGCGCGCCTGGCGATTCGTCTGCGCTTGTTCGGATCGTGCAACAATATCTGCCGCGCCCTTAAAAGCCTTCCCATTTCACTGCCCCGAAACCCGCGCTTTGTCTTTCTTTTTTTCGCTGGCATCGTTTCGCGAGCACGAATTGCGCGCGTGCGTTGGGATGCGATTCGCCGCACGCTCGACAGGTCCTCAACAATCACAATTGCGAGGCCAAGCGTTTGCAACATCGGCCCAAGCGATACCCTGCCAAGCGCGCGAATTGGAACCGGTGCAAGCAATTTGCTCGCATAGCCGTCCGGCAGTGTGCTCAGCGCTTCATCCAATTGCAGCCGCGTGATTTTCAATTCGTCGACACGGCCGCGCAGCGCTGCCATCAGCTCATCGTAATCCTTGACGATCGCGATTTGCCGCAAAGCGGAATCTCCCGGCTATTTGTCTAAAGGGATGTTCGAAATTACCGCCAATTCCCGCAACAATTCGTCGGCCTCACTATGGAAGCTATCGGCGGTGGCGTGTGCAACCCGCATAACTTCGGGCTTTTTCGCGTCAAATTCATCCAGCTTGACCGCAACTTGATCCAACTCCGCGTTGAACTTCTGGTGCGTGTCTTTCATGCGTTCCGCTATTGCTGCTGCTCGTCCCATTTTCCTGCCCTTTATGATTGCCTTTGCGATTGGTTGCGCGGCTTGGATCCGGCGCGTTGTGTTTTCGAGCTCGACCGCCAGCCTATCGAGCTGAATTGCTTTCTGTGGCGCATAGCGCTCAGGCCCAGCGAGGCCCCGCTGCGTTGCGTAGAGCGCCGCATCGCTGCGCATTCCGAACCGGCGTGCGTCACGGTCTGACATTGCGTTTGTCGTATGCGAAATATCCCCGCTTCCGCTTTGGTTTTTGGACCATGCGCCTGTGAACCGGCGTATAAATCTTCTCGAACTTACCACGCCTCATGGCCCGCAATTGCTCGCCGAAGGTCGGTTCTTTGCCCATCACGCGACCTTTGCCGGGTGTTGTAGTACGCCATCTTTTTGGCAGTCCCTGTCTTGTTCGCGCTGCTTTCGTTCGATATCCGCGACGATTTTCGAAGCAATCACGCCAATTGGCTTCCAGTTTTCGTCAAGCTTTTCCCTCATAGGCTCACCGCCCCTTTTTGCGGAATAAACCGCTCGTTTCCATTGACCGTGAAAAAGCATGCGCCAATTTTTCCGGCGCCATGCTCGCGCACTTTGGCGCTCACGACCTTGGTCGATGTTTGGTCGCGCTCAACGATCAATCCGTTGTCGCATTTGTTCCACCAGTTCATCGATCCTTCGATATCCGCGAGCGTGACGCCGCGTTCGCTTGCCGCTTTGGTAGGATGTGCAACCATAAAAACCGTGGTTTCTGTGCAGTGCGCGAAGTTTTTGACCTTCATCAGACATTCGCCGATGTAGTCGGCCAATAACTGATCCTTCTTTTTCGCGCGCTCTAGCTCATTCCACGGATCGATCATCACAACGTCGATGCCGTAATATTCGATGGCGCCGTATGCGGCCTCCAACACCCAATCGATCGTGTGAGGTTCACTGTCGTAATGCTCGTAGCCAGCGCATTGGATGTAGAGATTTTCCTGACTAAGCAACTCGAATTGCTGAGGGTTATCGCTCCAAATCCGGCGCAACTTCGCGCGCAAATGCCGCTCGTTTTCCGGCACATACAAAAACGCGCGCTTATCGGCGCGGCTGCATAAATTCATAATGAGATTGAAAAGGAACGTCGACTTCCCGTGCCCCGCCTTGCCGGTGGTCACAACAAGCTGGCCAGGATAGGCCCTGAAAATCTGATCTAATTCCCACCATCCGCTTTCGATGACGGAATCGGCGATCGATTTTGCCTGCGGTACAACGGAAAGCGGGAAAAGCCCGTAAAGCGTTTTCAGGTGCGTGGGAATTTTGATTGCTTCGTTCATAGGACATTCGACAGCGTTGACGGCCGGCCAAGCGGCAGGACGTTTGGTTGATCGTCCCAGCCGCCGCGGCGCAGCCAAGTCGATGGATGCGGGATGTATTTTGGATCGCCCCAATCAGGCTTGATGCGGTTGAGGCCGGCCATGATGGTTTCTTGGGAAACGTCGCGCCTAGCGATCTCATACGCCTTGGCTGCGTCTTTTTTCCCGACCCTTTTCGGGTAATTATTCCAGAATAATTCAAACTCAGTGGTATTCTTTTTCCTTACTTCCTCACTGTTCTTTTTCCTTACTTCTTGGATTCTACTTTTAGAGTCAGAAATATCACCACCGTCACGCTCAGAAGCGTGATGGTCAGCGTGACGCGACACGTGACGGTCAACAGCCCTGTCAGGATTGTGCTCATCCTGCTCTGCTGTTGATTCACGGGCCTTATTTGCACGGTAACGACGGGAGCGCTCTGCACTCCCGTCACGTTTATAGCGTGACGCGTCACGTGACGCCAAGCGTGACGCAAGCGTGACGATTTTCATGGCGAGCGCGGGCGCCAAATCCAGCGTGTTTAGCTCGTCGATGAACTCAGAAAGGGTCATTCGGCCGCCTCAAACTTGGCGGTTTCGTTGCCCCAACAATCCCAGCCGGCGCGTTCCTGGCGCGCGAACAGCTCGAGGTATGGACCGGCGACTAGCCGCTCGATCCGTTCGTGGATTCCATCTGGCTTGCGGCTATGCTCGCGGCGTGGGGCTATAATGCCCTGACGCACATCCGCATTGAGGCGCTTAGGCTTACCCCTGGTCGCCAGCAGACAAGGCTCTGTATTGGCTCGCGTCCAATAACCAAGGCCCATCTGAACGGGGGCGTCCTCCCTAAACATATCAATTTGCCCAGCATGGGCCTTCATCCAATCAAAAGCACAGGTTTTATATTTGAAGCCCCAATCGTGGATCACATCGAGAACTCGAGGCAGCAATATCCAAATTGTCCACATAAACAGGACGCAATCATCGGCCGCCACTTCATCGACTGGAAGGCCGCAAATATCTTCTAGGCTCATCGTTGAATAATGTTCTGCATCTCCCCGGTTCGGACCAGCTGGAGTATTCCAAAGATTCTGAAACTGCCAAGGTGGATCAGCGAGGATTGCGCCGTAATGCTGGCGGGGAAGTCCGTCGAGCATCAATTCGGCTCGCGCGGCTTGAGGATGACGCGACAGCCTTGCGGGGCATTCCCCCATTCGACGACGAGGCGCCGCATGTATTTCGGGCTATCGTCGATGATGAGGTCGACGCGCCGCAGCCAATCGATCAAGCTTTTCAGGCAGTTATCGAGGTCCATTTTGGTGTGGCGTTCACTCAAGATGACCGTCAGTTCGAACGCTGCCGGGATGCTTTCGCCGCGCAGCGGGTGATATTCGCGACACTTCGCAGCCAGGAATGATGCGTCGGCCGCTCGTTCCCACTTGTTGTGCCCGGCGCGTTGTTTCCAATCGACCCGCCGCGTCAGGTTGACGGACGGCGGCGCCGGCAAGTCGAGCTCAATATCGATAGGTGGCGCGAACGGCCGATCGACCATGTTCATCGGAGGCTGTCGGCCGCTCGTTGGATCGCGCCGGCTGTCGTCTCGACCTTCGAGTCGCCCGAGCTGATCGTGACCTTGGTATCGGCAAAATCGCGATTGATGGCGGCCTTGCCAAGCGGCAGGTCTGCGAGCATCCCCAGCGCGTGCATATAGGTTTCGAGGATGGCTTCCTGTTCGCGGCGCGTCTGCGCGTCGATCTTGCGCAGCCGGATCACGGCCCGCAGCGCTTTCACATCGAAGCCGTTGCCTTTGGCCTCTTTGTAAACATCGCTAATATCGCTGGCAGTGGCGGCTTTTTCTTCTTCGAGTCGCTCAATTCGTTCGACGATAGAGCGCAATTGTCCGTTGTGACCGACGTCGGCCATGTCGCGTACTCCCCTGTTAAAACCCCGAAAGCACGCAACACGGTTTGATATTCAGTCGCGCTTAACGAAAATCGCCTCCATCGTGGCCACGACCACGATCAGAGGCGGATCAAACTCTCCCGATAGCCAGCGCTTTGCTGTTCTTTCATCGCGACCTGCAATCGCCGCAACGTGTGCAGCCGTTTTGACAGGCCAGAGGACTTTCGCGATGGGACCAAAGTTGCGGGTGACAAGTTTGTCCCGCCCTTCCGTAAACTGTCCCTGAATTTCGTTGGTAACGGAACCCGAGTTCCCGAATGGTGAACGCATGGACGCCCCCTACTCACACTCACAAAATTCGCTTGATCGCGCTCATCCCCGGCGCGGTCCGACTGCGGGCGAGTTGCGGGAACGCAACAGGCCACAACTCGCCCGTTTTTATTCAAATGCCCTATCTTTTGTTCATAGCTTGTGGGTTGCCGCATATCGCAATCTGGGCTTGCATTGGTTCCGAAGTGGGCAAAGCCGCGCGCCAAAGAAGCGGTGTCGTAATCACCGGGGAACGCTTCGTGACAACAAAAATCGAACCTATGGAACTTTCCGATCCACTTTCTGTGCCAGATACCTTCGTCGAGGGTATTGGGGAAATCACAAAAGTCGGAGGTTGTGTTCGCTATACGCTCTACGCGATCCATCATGGAGAGAGGATCGTCGTGGCGCGGCTTGTGTGGCCAGCCGCATTGATCGCGGAAATAGCCAACGCTCAGGCGCGCGCCTTTTTCGAAAGTGGATTTTTGCTGAACTGAGTTCATTCAGCCGCTTCCGCCACACCGAGCATTGCCGCGGCGGGAATGCCGGTCACCGCAGAAGCTTTCAGCAAATCGTCGCGGTGGGGCGCGCGCTTGCGCTGTTCCCAGCGCGAGATCGTTGCGGCTTTAACACCGATCAGATTGCCCAAGCCTTCTTGGGTCAATCCGTGCGCTTCGCGGTAAAGCCGCAGGGGGTGTTTTTCTGACATATTGGCCAGTTACCATTTTGGTAACGGCTCGTCAACTTTTGAGTTACCGCAGCGGTAATGACAATTCTGTAAATGGTACAGATACTTACCATTATGGCACGTCGAGTTGTCCCAAAGCCGGGGAAAAACTTCTTTTTGGGCGAGTGGATGGCCGTTCGCGGCGTCGACCCGAAAAGCGTAGCGGACGCGATCGACACCACTGAGGCTAGTGTTTCCCGCTGGGTCAACGCCCGCAGAAGCCCAAGGAAGCGTTATTTGGTCGCCCTTGAGGGTTTCCTACAGGTGGATCCTGGCGGCCTCTCCCGTGACCCCTCTAAGGCGCCAGAAGCCGAATTATTGGCAGGTTTGGACGCCGATGCCCGCACGGACGCCAAGCGCTACATCGCCTTTCTCCACAGCCGGAAAAAATAGTGTTACCATTCCGGTAATTTGATGCTTGCCTTTCAGTTACCGTTTTGGTAATTGTCTCCCCCTGATTTGGAGGGGACAATGCACGCGGCCAACGCCTCAATTCTCAATTTCGTCGATCTTATCCAGCGGAAGCCGACCCCTGTGGTCCCCGCGAATGAAGTGGTCCGGGTCACATGGGCGAAGCATCCGAAGGGCGGATTTGCCCACGTCACCATCGAAGCCCTTACCCGCGAACTCGCTCAAGGCGAGATCGACAGCGTGGTGCGGGGCGCTGACGCTGACGGTGCCGTCGTCATAGTCAACGGACCCACCCCCATCGACAACCAATGGCGGGCCGAATGTTCGGTTGAAAGCCTCGCGCACTCGCAGGCCGCCGAATGACCATCCGCGACCTCACCGATCGTACTCCGCAACTCGTTGCGTGCGTTCTCTTTGGTTCCGTGACGCTGACATGCCTTGCCATCGCCATCGCACTTTGGGGGACTCACGATGAAACGCTTTTTGCTTCTCGCGAACTTGCTGGCCCTGGTTGCCTCGCCTCATTCAGCGATTGCCCGAATGCGAACCATTGACGCAAATGGCAACCGCGCCGATCCGCGGCCTCACGCATGGTGCGGCTGGTATATGCGGCAGCATTTTCATGTTCCCGATCGCAAGTATAACCGCGCGCTCGAATGGGCGCGGTATGGCTCGCCGTCGCACGGTCCCGCGATCGGTGCGATTGTCGTGTGGCCTCACCACGTCGGCCTAATCACCGGCCGCAACTCTGTCGGTTGGATCGTGAAATCAGGAAATGATGGTCACACCGTTCGCGAACGCGAACGCAGCGTGCATGGCGCCGTCGCGTTCCGATGGCCAACAGGGATGGCGATGCAATGACATGGTGGGAACACGTATTCGCAATCTGGTTTTTGCTCAACGTGGCCGTTGTCGCGTTGTCCTTGTGGAGAGTTTCGAATGAAGAACTGCCCGAAGGGTCATCCGTACACGGTCGATAACATTTGCTTCATCCGGCGCAAACCACGAAGTCGGTCGCGCGGAATACGCAATCGGAAGCCGCCGCGCGAAACCATCGAGAAGCAATGCAGGACATGCAATCGGTGGCGATCAAAAATCTACAATCCGCAGGGAGCGCACCCGTGAAAATCACCAAACCGGGAATCTATCGCGACATCGACGTTGCCGACTACCATCGAGATCCATGCGAACGGCCGTCATTCTCGCAGTCGATCGGCAAAATACTGATCGATCAATCGCCCTGGCACGCGAAGTGCGCGCATCCCCGCCTCACGCCGGTCGAGCCTGGCGACGAGGAAACCGAAAAATATGTAAAGGCGCAGGTTATTGGCGATGCCGCGCATAAGCTGATGATTGGTCGCGGCAAGGATTTGCTGTTTGCACAGTTTGAAAACTGGAAAACGAAAGCGGCCCAAGAGTTTCGCGATAAGGCAATCGAGCGCGGCCAACTTCCAGTCCTGCACGCGCACCTCGACCAAGCCCATGCCATCACGCTTGCGGCCAAATTGCAGTTAGCCTCACATGAGGAAAACGATTGTTTCAGGGCGCCCGGCGCCGGCGAGGTTGCGCTGATCTGGCAGGAAGGCCCGATATGGTTCCGATGCTTGGTCGACTATCTGCACGACGATCTTCTGATAGCTGACGACATGAAAACTAGCGGCATGTCGATGGCGCCGCACGTTCTCGGAGTGCGCGCGGCCGATGCCGGATGGGATATTCAGGCCGCCATGATCGAGCGCGGGCTTGACGTCCTCGATCCGAAGAACGCCGGCCGGCGTAAATTCCGTTTCATCGCGCAAGAGCAAGATCCGCCACACGCGCTGAACGTGATGGTGATGACAAAGCCGTGGATGACGATGGGCCACAAGCGGCTGCAACACGCGATCGACATTTGGAATACCTGCGTCACGCTCGATAAGTGGCCCGGCTATCCGCCGTATGCGTTGCGGTTGGAATATCCCGGCTTCAAAGAAAGTCAGTGGCTCAATCGTGAGATTCATGAGGCGGCCGAAAATCGCAAACCAATGCTCACATCGATTGCAGGAGGTTAAGCATGTCCAAAGTTGCTCAGCTAAAATCAGTCGCCCAGCCAGAAACTAAGATCGTAATAACGCCGCCGAAAATGGCGGTTGCGACGGTCAAAATCACTGGCACCGCGCCCTATCTTCAAAATCGGTTCAGTTCTGAAAATCGCGACAAGATGCTCGAAACACAAAAAGCCGGCTCATCCGTGAAGAAAACGCGGAAAGCCAAGGCGCCTAAAGATTTTGAGAAAGTCTATCGCGGCTCGATGCACATTTCGCAAGAGGGCTGGCCTGGCATTCCCGCCACGGCGCTGCGTAATGCGATGATTGCCGCCTGCAGGTTGACCGAAATGGAAATGACGCGCGCCAAAATGTGCATTTTTGTCGTCAGCCAAGGGCTCGATGCTGAAAGCCTTGAGCCATTGATAAAAATAGATGGTGAGCATCGTATGCACATCGAGCGCGTCAGTATTGGAATGGGCTCGACCGACCTAGCGGCGCGCGCCATTTTTGAGAAGTGGTCAGCCACCTTTCAAATCGAATGGGATGACGATGTATTCAAAGCGCAAGACATCGTGAACCTACTGGCACGCGCTGGTTGGCAGGTTGGCATCGGCGCCGGTCGCCCATTTTCAAAGATGAGCGGCGGCACTGGCAAGGGCACATTCAAAGTCGATATGGAGGGCTAAGTGAGCATCGAATCTGAACTGCTAATCATCAAAGGCAACAATGAAATGCTGACGGCAGAAGCCGTCGTTGAGTGGGCGCGCAAGCATCCAGAATCGGCCCTTTATAAAGCGCCGGAATTTCACGGCTGGGATGTGAACAAATCAGCCTATGAACATTGGCTGTGGGGAGCTCGCAGGCTCATCGCAATCCATGTCGTGTACGAGGACGGCCAGCGCAAGTTCATATCCCTTTCGCTCGATCGCACGAAGGAACACGGAGGCTATAGAGACATCGATGACGTGCTCCGTGACAAAAGCCTGCATGACATCATGCTCGCGGATGCCCTGCGGGAATTGGATCGTGTGCAGGCGAGATATGAGCGTCTTAAAGAATTGACACCTATTTGGCGTGAGGCGGCAAATCTTCGGCGCCGAAATTCCAGAGCAGGCAAAGCGGTGCTTGGCCAAGACCAGCCGAGCAGCGCGCGGCCAAGAGTAGCATAGCAGGCATAGCTATGACCGGACCAGCGCAGTCCAGCCGCCCGTAGATCAGCAATGTCCAGCAAAGCAGGCGGAGCACAGCCTAACTCAGCTCAGTCAAGCGCAGTCCAGTAAAGCGGGCAATGCAACGAACAGCAAAATGTAGTGACGCCTTGTGTAGCAAAGCAGGCGAAGCGCAGTCGAACCGAGTAAAGCGCGGTGCAGCTTAGTATAGTAAATCGAAGTGGAGCGAAGCAAAGCAGGCATGGCCCATCGCAGTTCAGCCGTGATTGCCGAGCCGATCCGAGCAAAACAAAGCAGGCAAAGTTGAGCACAGTGTAGCGCTGCATGGACTAGCAAAACTAAGCAGGCAGTGCATAGCCAAGAGTCGCAGAGTTCAGCAGAGCGTAGCTAAACAGAGCAGGCAAAATAAATGTCCTTCCGTCCAGCATCACGCGCCGAAGCAAAGCCATTGATCGGGCTCTATGCCAAATCAGGTCACGGCAAGACATGGAGCGCATTGCTATTGGCGCGCGGCTTTGTCGGGCCTGGCGGCAAAATTGGAATGATAGAAACAGAGGGCGGCCGCGGCGAAGCAAACGTTGGCCGTGAACCTGTCGGGCAATACTTTGTGCGACCAATCCGCGGCAATTTCTCGCCAGAGGAATACGACAAAGCTATCAGTGACGCCGAAAATGCCAAGATTGATGCTTTGATTATTGATAGCGCGAGTCACGAATGGGAGGGTGCGGGCGGCGTGCTCGCGATGGCCGCTGAGAACGACGCGGCCGGCAAGAAGGGGGTCCTTGTTTGGCAACAACCGAAGATTAAACACCAACGCCATTTTATGTTGCGCTTGATGGGGACGCCGATACCCCTCGTCATCGTTTGTATGCGGGCGAGATTTCCGATGGAGCATGCCAAAGGTAAGGATGGCAGAATGGAATGGGCTCGATCGACAGTTCTTGAGCCAAAGCAGGATGATGACATTCTATATGAAATGTTCGTGCACGGCTGGATCGATAACGAACACAAACTTCATGTTACAAAATACACGATGCCAGAACTCGGCCATGTCATCATCGATGGCGAGCCGATCGGCATTGAAAGCGGCCAGCGTCTTGCGACGTGGGCCAAAGGTTCGCCGCAGCCGTCGTCCTCTGCGGTGAAGGCCGCTCCGTCCGAGGCCCACCAGCAGACTGACGGGGCGGCCGATCTTTCTGAACGTTTGAAAGAAGCTGACAAGGCGCTATCCGCCGCGGCGTCGATGGGAATGGAAATGCTGCAAACGGCGTGGAAAACAATCCCGGCTGACCTAAAGCCTTCGCTCAAATCAGCGCTCGATCGCCGATACAAACCAGTGGCCGAACTTGTCAATGCCAAGTGAAATCCGAACTTGAGGTACTATTTCCGTGACCGTTCCGCTTTACGCCACCGATGAGCAACTGGCCAAGGAAGTGCTTGGTACAGGCAAGCTTGTGCAATGGCGGGCGTATGTAGCGGTATGGACTAGGTACGGTTTTCCCCCGGCCGATGAAGTGACCGGCTTGCGTTACTGGCCTGCCGTGAGACAATTCTTTGACCGTCGCCACGGGCTGACAACGGTTGCACCACATTCAGCGCCCGATGGGAGGGAGAAATGGCCAGCAAGATCAACGCGCCCGGCCTCCGATGGCGCCAGCGAGCAAACGGCGAATGTAAGGCATATTGGGTCGGGCGTTCGGACCTCGTAAAGAAGGGCTACAAGCCCAAGACTGTGCCGCTGCATTACGACCTCGCGGATCCGGCATCGGCCGCGCTACTCATTCAGCGCTGCCATCTGTTGCAGGACGAAATGCTGCAGTGGGCGCATGGCGCTGGCGTCCTGGCGCGGCAGTTCACCGGCACGGTCAAATCTCTTTGCGACAAGTATCAATCCGATGCCGACTCGCCGTTCCGCGAGCTCCAGCCCGACACCCGCAAATCATACGCCAAGCATCTACGCATCCTGTGCGAAAGCGTTGGCGATCGACGGTTGGATGCCGTGTCAGGCGCCGACGTGCGGCGCTGGTACAAGCGCATCGCTGAGCCCACAGAGCCCGAAGGCAAGCCGCGGCTGAGCTACGCCTATACGATCATCGGCATATTCAAGGCGGTGGTCAGCTATGGCGGTTCGCTTGGCGCCGAACTGGTCAGCCCAAACCCGTGTATCGAATTGCGGGCGCAGCTCGCAGCCGCAAAGTTCACGCAAGGCCCGGCGCGCGATACGCATTTGACGCATGAGCAGGTGACGGCGTTCTGCAACCGCGCCCATGAAGTCGGCCGGCATTCGATGGCGCGCGGCGTTCTTATTCAATTCGAATGTGCGTTCCGCCAGCGCGACGTGATCGGACGATGGGACGGCGATCGATGGGAACGCGGCCTTACGTGGTCACATGTCGGCAAAGACGGTTGGCTGCGAAAGCGAACGAGCAAGAACGGAGCGCCGGCAGAGCATCGCATTGCCGACTATCCCGACCTGGCCGCAGAGCTCGAGCGCACGCCGGCAGAGAACCGCGTTGGCCCGCTGGTGATCGACGAGACAAACGGTCTGCCCTACAAGCCGGAAAAATATCGGCGATGGTTTAGGGCAATCGCGCGTGAGGTCGGCATCCCCGATGAAGTTTGGAATATGGACTCGCGCGCTGGCGCCGTGACAGAGGCTTACGAATCCGGTGCTACAACAGAAGGCGCAATGGCGCTGGCAACACATACCCAGGTCGCGACATCTCGCCGCTATCGCCGCAAAGGTGGCGAGGCCAGCAGTCAAGTTGCAAAGCTAAGAGTGAGCAATCGGACTAATGGGGAACGTCGATAGGGAACGTGGTGCAACAGCACTCAATACGATCAAAGGCTTAGTTCACTTTATTGGCCAAGTCGTAAGGCCGCCACGTCATTGATTGTGTTGCACGCTGTTCCCTAACAGGAGCGTACGATGACAGAAAAGCAGACATATCGGTTCCAATTCAATCCAAAGCGCCCCAAGATTTCTTTACGCCGGATCATCGAATACGTCGGTGAGAGGCCGATAACTTTGGAGCGCGAACAACAGCTCATGTGGGTTCAATCGGCCGTTGGCGAATACATTCTCAATCAGAACACTCAAGCCGAGGCAAAGTCTTTGGCGAACGTACACGCGCAAATCGCCAAGCTGGAGGAAATGCTATGAGGTTTATTCTGATCGTATTTGCCACACTCACCCTCACCGGGTGCTCCTGCCTGGAGAACTGCCCAGCGCAGGCCAATCTGGACTGCGGTCATGGTGTCAAAGCCAATCCCAAAACACTGGAGTGTCCCCCGTGAGCAAAACCGATCACAACCCGTCGCTCTTGTTGATGATCCCTGCGTTGATGTGTGCCCCGCTCATAATCGGGGGCGTCCTTGCTGTGGGGAGCGCAATCGTCGCCAATAACATACTCAGTGGTTCACTCAGCCGGGCTGGGGCCAAATGGGTCGATGAACAGGAACGCGAGGCGTTCAAGGACTCGATAGATGAAATTGAGCCACGTTCGAATCCAACTCTCCGAGGCGAATGCTTTCGTCTCTGAGCACCACAGGCACCACAAGCCTGTCATCGGACATTTATTTTCAATCGGCGCGGTTATCAATGATGAGCTCGTTGGTGTTGCTATTGTAGGGCGCCCGGTGGCAAGAATGCGCGATGATGGCCTAACCGCTGAAGTCACGCGCCTATGCACGGACGGCACAAAGAACGCCTGTAGCTTCCTCTATGGCGCGGCGGCTAGGGCTGCCTTTGCACTCGGCTTTAAGCGCATCGGCACCTACATCCTCGCTAGCGAGCCGGGAACATCACTGACAGCTACAGGATGGCGATTGATTGGGGAAACTAAAGGCGGATCGTGGTCGCGACCGTCACGCGGGCGTACCGACAAGCATCCTATCGCACCTAAGTTCTTGTTCGAGAAAACAGCGAGTTAAACCTATATGGCTAGTAAATGACTCGCGAGGCGGAGGTCGTTTCAGGTAGCACCGTTCTACCCCGGACTGCTCGACCAATCCGGGCCAAAATCAAAAGGAGGCGACATGCCGAAAGCAAGACCGCCGTTGGCTGACGTTATGAAGGAAATGGATAGGATCGGACAAAAAACTATCGCTGATAGTTTTCGCGATCTCCACATATTGGCCCACTGTATTAAAAATGTGCGCCCCAGAATCAAGATGACCACGGCATACAGGGTGGCTGAGGAAATCCAAAAAGATTTGGGTATCGAGCACTAACGTGTCGGAAATGCGCGCCTCAAAAAAAGACCCCGCGCGCAGGGTTGAACGCGGGGTAAGTCTAGGGAGGAACGCACGCCACAAAGCTATTTGTCCATCTTTGTTTCCATGCGCTCAAGCCGATTTACAATTTCTATTCGCAGAGATTTAACATCGGCTGCAATTTCGTCGCGCACTTTGTAAAATCCGTCGCGCCGCACATAGTTGTCTCTGCCCCACAGTTCGACTTGCGTCACCTTCTCGCGGATCGCCGCCACCGCTTCCCCATATTCGCGCGTGATACTATCCTGCCTGTCCTCTACCTCATCACGCGCTTTCGTGATGGCCTCGCGCAATGAAACATCAAGCCGCGACAACCGCCACGTCCCGCCAATAACAAGGATGGCGAGGTTTAGGCCGAACGCAGCGATAGCGAGGATGTGCGGCTGCTCCATCGCGTCAGCTATTGATCGGAGGCGGCGGGGTCAAAACTTCTTTCAGCGTGTTCAAGGCGTCGTCCAGCAGGTTATTTTCATTGAGCGCTGGATAATACTTTTTCAGGAACGTGACCGCAGCCGCTGCAAGATCGATCGCCTCTCGCGATGACTTGTCGCTTTGGGACGGCCCTACGAGTTTGGCGATCGTTTGGTTTTGGCGCCAGTAAAATCCCACTAGAGGTAGGAGCTGCATTGGCCTTGCCCTTGATATATGTTTTGACTTCTGGCGCCCACTTCTTGAAATCCAAAACGGCATTTACCGTACCGTCGACGCCAGTGAGGATCGTAGCGGCGGTGGTGAATACATTTATAGCGCCCGTGACTTGAGCTGTACCCAGCACCGCCGCTAAGGCGATCCAGAACGGCGTCCGAACAATCACGGCGTTGCGGCTGGTGCTGCCGGCGTCGACGTCGCAGGGATAGTTGCGGCAATCGCCGAGGCAGAGGCCGCAGCGACTTGAAGCGCCTTAGTCGCCTTGAAGCCATCAACCAAAGCGGTGCTCGCATTGTCTTGCAGCGCTTGGTTGTTCAGGGCTGCGTTCACGCCGGCGACAGCCGAGTTGATGTTCGCTACCGCGTTGGTCAGCGAATTGGGGATCGGAACGCCAGCGGCATTCAGCGCTACAACGCTGTTCTGAACCGCAGTAACCGTCGCGCCGATCTGGCCGATATGGCCACCGAGCCAACTCAATGCCCAAGCAAGGTCCTCAGCAACCACTTCCACTTCGGCGCCGATGTTCTGGATCAGCGAAATAACATCTTCTTCAACCACCTGCCATTCGGCCTTGAGGTTTGAGAAGAACGTGTTGATAGGGTTGGTGGTCGGTGCGGTGGGTGCGTCAGCCGGTGCGGTGGTGGTCGTGGTCGTGCCTGTCATGGCGTGCTCCTGTTTTTAAGCTTTTGGACCGAGGGGAAATTCTGCTGCTGCCTTCGCATTGGCTGGCGGTGAAGCCGGCATGGCATGCAGGATGGCGTTCACAGCATTGCCGACCGTCATTAGCAGCATCGCAACTGCAACGATCACAGCGGTCGTGTGGTCGCCGAAGATCGTGGTGAGCTGCGTGGCGCTAGTGGCGAGCACACCGAATACGGCGAGGATGATGCTGAGATAGAAGCCGTAGCGTGGATCGACGATCATGGAGTCCTCGTTATGTGACTGATACCGTGTGTGCGGGCGTAGCCACGGGCATCAGGACCGGTCCGATGGTTGGAAGTGCGACAGCCTTGGGCCACCAGTAGCCGACTAGCCCGAAAAGCGGCGAGTTCTTTGGAAGGGCCTCGATCTGAACCATGTCGCCTTCATTGCCGCCGAGCGTGTAAACGTAACTTACCGTTTCGCCGCGGTAGAAGCCGACGTGCCCTAGACCGGACTCCCGCGTGCCGCGCCAAAAGACTGCGATGGCGCCAAGCGCCGGGCCGGGTAACGCGACGAAATCTGCGCTGTGCCGAAACGATTGGGATGACGCGCTGCGCGTTCCGGTGACGTGGGACGCCTCGAGGGCTGCGTTCGCAAAAATAGCACACCACGGATCGCCCTGAGCGCCGCAGTGGGACAGGTCGATGTAGCGCTGAATTGCCGGGCCTTTGTTCTCGGGTTCCTCGCGCGTCCCGAACTCATGGAGTGCCCATGAAAACCACGCGGGGGCCGTGTCGAAGGTTGCCATGCCGCCGACTTGCCCTTACGGCAGGACACCAGCAACGCACTCAGGCTATTCGAGGGCCGGCGCGTGCTTCGGCTTGTCGGTATGGGTGACGCCTGTGATGTGGTCGAGTTTCTGCTTTAGGCCCTGCTGGATGAGGCTGGGATTGGCCGCCTGCATCGCGCCGGCCGCCATGTCGCGGGTGCTTCTTATGGCGCTCCGTAGGGCGGTCTCACGCACAAAATCAGGCTGTTCTTTCCAGCCGGGACTAGACACGATGCTATCGAGGGTCTGCTTGGTTAGAGTTCCCGCCACCGCCTGATAGCGGTCGTACATTTCGGGTTCCATCTTGACCCCGCCAACGCGGTCTGACGGCGGTCCTGGGTGTATCTGCAGCCGGCCCATTTCCATGTTCACCGGATCATTGAGGGCTTGCCGTTGGCGTATGATGTTGCCGTATTGGGCATTGGGAATCGGCTCGCCCAGCCAATCGCGCTTCGGCAATATCGTCTCCCGCGCCCCCGGCACTACGGACTTAATGCCATCGAAGAAGGTCTTGACGTCGCGCATATAGGGATCGCGATAGCTTGCCGTTTGTCCCAGGAAGGAGGAAAACGGGACAAAGCTCCCGGCTGTCCTCGCCGCCCATTGGACGCCTTTCCTTTCCTCCTGCATCGCTTCGAATAGATTGGCGAGGGATTGGAACCCAACTTCGTCGACCATAAGCCTCGCCGCAGCATGAGCGGCCTGATAGGTGCCCTTGGTCATCGCATCATCGTCGCCGCCCTTTAACGTATGAACGACTTCCGCGATGTTCGCTGAGAGGTTAGCCAGATCGCCGGCCGGACCAAACTTGTTGTAGCTGATCCATGTATTCCCGATGAGCAGAGAGTTTGGCTGTTTGCCTGCGAGCTTCCATGCGTCACGCTCTTTCGGATCTAGCGGATAATCCCCCGTCGCGCGGCCCATCATCGCGTTCTGGACAAAATAACCCATGATCGCGCTACCAACCACCATGCGCGAGATTGCCTTATCCTGCTTAACGCCGCCGTTCTTGCCCATGAGGTCAGCGCGCAGATCGGCGTCGAGCATCGCCAAACCGGTGTGCTCATAGGTCGCCTTCATCAAATTGATCGGGATATGAAGGAACGGAAATATCCACTTCATTAGCGGAATTTCTTTGACCAATGCCTGAAACGCTTTCCCCTTCGGACCCAGGTCCGTCATAAACGTGCCTTTGTACGCACCCTCCACTGCGCGCTCGCGCATGGCATCTGTCGGGTTTTCTGCGTGGTCGCCCATGCGGTTCCAGAACTGGCCTTGTGTCGGGCTCAGACCTTCATCCGCCGCGGCGCGGTAGGCTTCGGCCTTGAGGCCGGCACGCTCACCGAGCACCTTGAAGAACGTATGAATGCCCATCGCGGCATCGCCTGGCGCTCCGATGATGCGCCCCCAAATGCCGTTCAATGGCACCACGCCAAACAGTTTGTCGGTCGGGCGCCCCTGCCCCGTAACCTGATTGACCGTGCGTTCCAGCGCCTTCGGAATCTTCGGCGGTTTCTCGCCGGCCGCGATCGCCTCATTGCGTGCGTCAAGGGCTGATTGGTAGAGATCGAGTTCGCTTTTCAGGACGTATCGGCTTCCCGACGCTACAGACTTGGCAGACGCCATGAATGCTTCCGGCACCGCCGACACCATGCCCCACGTCGAGGCCATCGTTTCCCCGAAGAATACGCGGTCAGTCTCCGCGCCCATGAGCTGCTTTGCCTTACCGATAGTCGCGGCGATCGGCGGGACAATGCCGTTCTCGCTGACGGCGTATAGCGCGTTTGCAGCCACGTATTTCGTATGCGTCAGCCAGCCGGAAATAAGGCCGTTGACCCATGTCCAATAGAACGGCGCGGGCGCCTTTTTCTGCGCATCGCTCAAGATACGCGCGGCCTGTGTTCGATCGGCCTGGTCGATGAGGTCGGCAATGTCGCGCAGGTCTTGCGGTGTGTTGCCGGTCTTATCTTTAATGGTTTTGTTAAGGTCCTCTGCCTCGCGAATGTCTTTCATAAATTCCTGAAACACATTGCCTGTTCGGCCCCACTCGGCGCGTTGACCGACAATCTGTTCGACCGCCATATTCCGCCGCAACATAGACTCCTGGAGCGCGGCGAGGTTTTCCGGTGTTGCTTCCTCTTTGACGGCGCGAGCTGCGTCTTTTACATTCTCCGTGGCCTGCAGCATGATCCGCATTCCGACGCGAACCTCTTGGTCATTGCGCATGAGACGGCCAACGCCTGTCGGGTCGACCGTTGAAGGCTCTACGCCTGCGGCGTCTGCCAAGCCCTCGACATGCGACAGCGGAATATCGCCCTGACGCGCTGCGGGAAAGTTATCGTTTTCCTGCGCCGCATCCCTGATTAACTGCTGCACATCGCCTGGCGTATCCAGCTTTCCGACAAACTGATTGAAACGATCTTCCCACGGGTTTGTTTCGCCGGGCGCCTCGCCCGTTACCTTCTCATCCTTCTGTGCGGCCGCCGCGAGTTTCGGCGCGGTCGCCTCAGTTGCCGCCTGCTCTGGCGTGCCTTCGCTCAGCTTGGGTTTCTGCGGACCGATAACATTGAGGTCGACGGCTTGCTCGATCGGGCTTGGCTTTGGTGGCGCCTCAGCCTCGATTGCAGGCTTGGCCAATCGCGGTGACTCAAACATCCCTGTCGGCTTTGGCGAGCCCATGAAGGCTTCCGGCATGGCCACGAAATCGCGAGGCACGCCGGCCTCGATCAGCGCATCGCCAAAGGCATGATATATCGAGTTTGGGGTACGCCATGTCTTGTCGAGTTGCGCCACGGCGGGAATGAGAACGTTGTCGGCAAACGCTTTATACGTCTCATTGGTCGAGTCAGTGAGCCATTTTTTGTTTGCGTCAGAGAATCCGAAGGGCTCATCGCCGTAGCCTTCCGCCGCGCCGGATTTGAACCGATCGACAATGCGGCCGAAATAGCCTTTCGGTGTAGCCTCTACAGCGCCTTGCACGGCGGTTGTGAACAGGTCTTTTGGCGGCTGTATGACTTCTTGATCGGTCATTTCCCGCTGCGCAACCTGGGGCGGTTGCATTACTTGTTCATCGGTGAGCTCGTCGTTCACGGATTAGCCCAACCCGTTCCTGTCCATTTCTTATTGCCGTTCGGCGTGCGGTAGATTTCGCCGACCGTCCGCTGGTTCAACGGCGGCAGTTTGATGCTTTCGGTTTTCACGGGCTTTGTCTGCAGCATTTCCATCATGTTGCCGCTGATTTCGCCGCCGCCGCCGATACGCTTCATAATCTGACCCATCATCTTCTCTTGCGGCGTCAAGGTCAGCCCGGCCATCGATTGAGATATGAGTGATTTCGGATCACGGATGTCTAGCGCGTTGGCCGGCACAGTTCCGGCGCGTTGCTGCTTGAGATATTCTGGAATGAAGTTTTGCAGGAACGTTGCATAGCGTTCGTGCCCGAGGTCCGAGTCGCCAAATATGTTTTTTACAGCCGCCATCGTTCCCTGATATAGCGGTCCTTTAAGCGGTTGTTCCTCGAGCGCTTTGCTCAAGTTCATAAGTACCGAGGTATCATGCGCGTCGAGTTTTTTATCGGCTGCAGCCTTTAGAATGTCGACGTCGCTCGTTGGGTTATCTGTCCTGAATAGACCATCGTACAGGGAGGCATGGGTGGCCTTATCGGTGATGATCGTCTCGCGCTTTTCGCGCTGCTCCGACTGCCCCCAATTTATCATCGCCTTCGCGCGCTCAGTGGCCGCCCCTGGATATTGCTTTTCGATCTCCATAACGTTCTTGAAGAACTGCGGCTTGATCGTAACCTTGCCGTTCTCATCGAACGACACGCTATCGGTAAAGTTCTTGCTCAGGGAGCTGTGCGCCGAGTCGGCCTGTTCCTGCTTCTGGAATTGGACTAATTGCTTTTGCGTCAGAAGGTTCGCCCGCTGCTGAGCCTGCGCATATTTTTCAAACTGCTTGATTTCAGCGCCGTCGATATAGCCAGAGAACCTATCTTCATAGGCCCACTTCGGGATTGTTCCGGTCTTGTCGATCGTGCCAATGACGCCAGCCTTGACGATCGACTCCTTCATCTTCTGTGTGAGCTCAAGCTTGGCCTTGGACGCGGCGGTGCCCTTGATGTTCGGGCTGCTGTCGACCATGCCGCCTACTAGAGCATCCGTGCTGTCGAGCAAATGAGGGACAGACGACGGGTCTTGCATCGCTGTATTCGATAGGCTGTTGGCGGTTTGCTTCATGTTGACGGAAACCGCATCTGCCGCCAGAGACGACATATCAGCCGCCGTCTTGGTGAACATATGATTGCGCAGCGCTTCGATACGCGCTTCGGCAAACTTCTGTCCGCCTTCCGTCAGGAAGCCTTTGCGGTATTGTTCAAGTGCAGGTTCAAGAACGCCCTCATTGAACTTCTCTGCCACTGTCGGATCGTTCGGGTCGGCCTTCTTTGCCGTGTCGTTCCAGACGTTTGTCAGGTTGTCGTTGAGTTGCGCGAACGTCGCGGCGCCGTGGCTTATTTCCTTGTGCTCAGCGTATTCAACCGCTACCTGGCCGGCGTCCTTTATGGCGCTGCTAAACCCACGCGCGGCTTCGTCGCCAACTTCCTTTTTGGCGCCTGCAACTTGATTGTAGAACCGGCCGATGCGGTTTGCCGCCTGGGCTGTCGCTTCAACACCAATCTCTGTCGGCTGCAGACCAAGAGCCGGGGCTTCGAATTGTTTAATTTGAGGCATCTATCGGCCTATACGAATAGAGTTGCGACGGCAGCGGCGCCTTTGATGCCCGCACTTATCTGACTGTTCTGAATGGCGCTGTTTGCCATTTTATCTTCTTCGGAAGCGGCATAGCGCGCGGCGCCTGCCATGTTCGTATAAGCGGACGCTTGTTCATTATAACCGGCCTCAGTGATAAGACCCTGTTGGCCGAGAACCTGTTTTGTCAGCGCCCCTTGCTGTGCGGACGATCGCAACAGGTCAAGGGCGCTACCAGACTGTTGAAAGCCAGCGCCAGCAATGTCGGCCGTTTCCGTTCCGATCCCGAGGTATTCTTGACGTTGAGCTTGCACTTGTTTGATTTCGGTGGATTGTTCGGTGAACGCTGAATTTTGTTTTGCGAGGCCAGAGGCCAGATCGAAGTCCTGCGCTTCGACAAGATCGCCGTGAGATTTTAGGCGCAATTGCGCCGCGGTCGCCTTGCCTTGGAATAGGTCGGAGACGGCGCCACCAATGTCGCTGAATGTTGAGTTGCCGAATGCCATTTATTGATCCTCAGTTCTGAGGAAGCCGCCGATCGCGGCGACCGTCGCGGGATATGGCCGCGAGATTTGCCAGCAAACCATGCTGTCCATGCCTGGGCTTTTAGAATCGGTCAGCGCTTGGCGCCATAGACCTGAGAACAATTGCAGCGGCGTATATGCGGTGCCGCCAGGCGTCGTGAAATTCGCATTGTTCATCTTGTCGAAAGAACCGCCAAATTTAATTCCCTGAGTGTTGTTCAGCATGACCGCAATTAAATCTGTACGCTGGAACTTGCCGAAGCCGGGACCAATGCGCGCACCACTTTCCTGCTGGTTCGCCGCCCGCACAATCTGCCCTTGTGACGTGTAAGTGAAGCCAGCCAGGCACGGCATAGCCCCGGCGTAGTTAGAAACGAATGCCGACGTGAACAGACCACTCGCCGCGCCGAATGTCACCACCACGGCGCCGTTCGATACGGCGTAGTCTCCTAGGTCGAGGCCTCCGGCGACGATGGTCACGTTCGCGCCATTTAGGTGCCATAGGCCGTAGAAGGTGACATTGCTTCCCGTCGCCACGTACGCGGACGGAACAACAGCATCATCCAAGAACCAGCCATCAACCAGGGTATCCGTTTCCTCGAACTGATCGACTAGCAATTCGACATGCCGGACTAGCGTGTTCGGATCAAACGTAATCATTGCCAAACTGTCGAGCGTGCCGTCGTGGTTCGGACCGACGCAAATGCTGTCGACCAAGCGACCGGAGCCTAATGTGTGGCGATGCCAGCCGTTGAACGTTGGACCTTGCGAAGTCATCAACGTGTCGCGCTTGTAGGTCATCCCGACAAGCTTCCCGTTGTTCAAGCGTGCCCACATGATCGGAGTTAGTTCTTGCTGATAGGCAATTTCGGCAATTCCCGAAACTGATAGATGCTTCGCTTTTTCCGAAAGGTTCGGCGCCGTGAACTTTCCCGAGAAGATATCGGCAAAATATTCGACTAGCTTGCGAGCAAACTTCTGGACAATTACGAGTGTGTGTTCGGCGCGGCGTGGCTCGATATTCGCGCAACCGATACGGGTCACGCGATGCGCTTGAATGTTGACCGGCGTCAAAGGGTTATTGAGTGCTGATGCCTGCACCAGCCATTCGCCGGATTGCGTGCCTACAATGATGCCCTGATGATCGGGCGTCATGTGAAAAATCTTGTTAACCTCTTGGGCGTCGAACGTGTAATCGATCGCGTTCGCGTCCGTTACCGTGCCGTCCGGTTTGGTCGGCTCAAAACTGACGCTCTGCAGGATGCCATTCGGATCCAGAGTGATCGGAACACTGCCGTCAATGCGGTTGCCAATTGTTCCGGATAGCCACAAGCGACCTTCATGGTAGGTGCCACATGACGGCCAGCCGGTCACGGAGTTGAGCAGCCCCATGCGCCATGTCCGAATAGCCGATGTCGATGGTAGCGCTTGTCCGAATATGTCGCATGTCACGCCAGCCGTTCCGCCGCTGCCTGGCGCGATAAATTGCACCTGAGCAGCGGTCGCCGTCGTCTGGAAGGGCGTGTTTAGATTGCCCTGCATCAGTACGTTAATATCGAACCACACGTAGCGATAGGTATTGATCTGATCGTTAGACACGATCGTAACGGTATTGACACCGAGCACGGTTGTCGCCGATGCGCCAGGCGAACCGATAATGTCCTGAGCATCTTTGCGTTCGGTATAGACTCCGAGTGCCGTGCCGTCTGAGGGAGTTGCCGGCGCACTGCTATTCTTGCCGCGCAGCGTGACCGTCAATACTGTGCTGCACCCAGGCGGCACTTGCGGCAATGGGCTGTTGCCGAGCGCTATACCGAAATCGGTGGATGGCACAAGCGATGCTGACGCAATCAACCGTGGCGTGCCGCCGAAGTCTTTTCCGACATATCCCTCAATGGTCGATTGAAAGGCGGGACTGACAACCGAGATGATCGTAGCGGACTGTGCGTTTGGTTTTGTCAGATTGCCGTCGAATGCGGCCGCCAAGCCACCATTGGTAGTCATGTTTCCTATGTTTGATGATCCGGCCGGATTGGCTGGAATGATGTTCAGGAGGCCGGTGATCTTGCCCCACGTCCATACAGATGCGGTTGCATTGATCGCCCACTTGGTAATGTCCGTGCCTGGCAATGTGCCAATGGTCGCGCCAAGCGCCGTATAATAGGCGCCGTTATACGTGACCGCATTGCCAGCGACGTAGTTGGTGGCCGCTGACCATAGCGGCGGTTCGGACAACAACCGAATGTGCCGCCCGATATCCGTTGGCTGGAATCCGTTGGGACCAACCGCCTCAGTCGGCGAAGCGACCCGCCACTGCGTCGGACTAGAAGCCGGCGTGTTGTTGATATTTAAGTCAACAAGCGATCGGTAGCCGATGCCAGCCGATGTCACCATATCGCCGATCGTATAGACGGTCGTCGCCGAGTATGCGGGCAATGTCAGCGTCAGGTTGATCGAGCCACTGATGGCCGAAGGCGTGAGCTGCGCCCCGCCCGTCACAGGGTCCAGATACGGACCGTCCTTGAACAAGGCCGGGACTAACTGAAATTCGGCAAAGTTGATGTTCGTCGGCTCCTTGGTCACAGAAAGCAACTGTGGTGCCACCAAGGGATGCAGAAGCACGGCGTTGACCTCTGCTTGCACGATGCGAAGTGCGGTCCATGTCGTACCGCCGTAGGTCGTAGCTATTTCCAATACCCGCGTCACATTGCCAGATACAAAGCTTCCGAGCGTCGAGCCATCGATGTTTGTCCCTGTGATTGCATCGGCAATCGTAAACTTCGTGGACGACGTAACCGTGATGACAAACTGCCGGTTATGCAAAAGCGGATTGTTGACACCAAGCGAGTTGAACATGACCGTATTGCCGGTCGACCATCCATGCGTTCCGGTAGTCACTTCGGCGGGATTTGCTGCGGAAATGGCCGTCACGGCCTGCGCATCATTGGTAGGCACAAGCGTCGGCCCGTTAAAGAACCGAAGCATGTTATCGGTGAACTCCATGTTGTATGGAGCATCTTCTTGAAACGTAAATGCGATCAGCCGGCCAACTTTGGCTCCGCGAGTAGTTGCGCAGAAGCGCGAACCAGATCGGCGTATCCATGCGCCGGGTTCGATCGGGTAGCCATTCAGGCAGGCGTTCATCGCCGTCTTATATTTAGGCTCCGCAATGGCGCCTTGAGCGGTCTGCGACCACTCACCGCCTAAGAAGCTGCTAACGACGAAATTGGCGTCGGCCATGTCAGGCCCTACATTCTATGTAGTCGTCCAATGGCGGTTCTGTTGCGCCTTCCTCGATCGCGTTGACGAGTCGCGCTTCGCCCATGAACCTGTTGTATTCAGAAGCACAGGTTTGGATTAGTTGGTTCGATTGTGTGAGCGGCTGACACGTCGCGACGGCAAGCCGGCAGGCAAGCCCTTCGCAAAACATATCGTCCATATCTGACACCTTGGTGATGTCAGCGACAAACCGAAGGATGATCGGACCGCCATCTGATGTAACAATGAAACTGCTGTCCAATTTCCAGTCGTTGTACGGCAATCCACCAGGCGCTCCGAGCGATGATGTAGAACCAGCCTTTGGGTCCGCCGGCGCCTCGCGCAAAAATCCGGCTGGCAACCAGAATACATTTCGCGTTGCGCTCTGAGAGAATGGCCCCGAACCGACAGGATAAAGGAAATGCGGGTTCTGGATCGTCGCTGCAACAGGCCGCCATTTGGTCGAACTGGTGATAATCGTCGGTGTGCGCGACCAACCGTTGGCGACGTGCGTGTTTGTCCAATGCACACCGGCATCTGTCGTCGGATCATGGCCGATGTTGCCGTTCCCGACAGACGAATAGATGAAATTGTCGGAGGCCGTAACGGTCTGCGCAATGCTGTAAGTTGCCCCAATGTCAAAGGCAGCGGGACCATCGGCCGGCGTGATGCCTTTGTTGAATGGGATCAGGCTTCGCCAATTCGACCCAGCCGACGTTACAACGTCATTCGTTTGGTAGGTGGCCGTTGGATCATAGGCGGTGCCTACCTTTGGATCATCGCTGTTGGCATTTTGTAGCGACATATAAACCTGATAACTGCCGGGGTCCGCGCCAGCCTCATAGACGAGCTCGCCAGAGGAATACGTCGTCGTGCTGTCAAAGATCGAAACAGTCAGCGGGCCGAAATACATATCCCATACGTCGGTGTCGCCAGGATTGTTGTTGATGTTATTTGGCGTGTTCGAAATCCAGTAAACGCCGTTCGCGTCCCTGACGATCGCCCCTGACAAATAGAGCGTGGCCGCGTTATAGAGCGCGGGAACGATGAGCATTGTCGTCGTATCGATTGCGCGGATAACTGCCGTCTTGACAGAAAATCTCCAGACATTGCGGCGCAATTCTGCGCGACGAACCTTGTCGTATGCAAACGACATTTCATTGTTCGCTTTGCTGTCCTCAGTCGGCGTGGCAATCTTGTCGACCCCAAGATGCTGCAGACCGCGATTGGCAACGTCGAGGCTGTCGATGAAACCCATTGGCTATTTCTCGCGCGTGTTGTGCAGAGACGGTGCGCTGCTTCGCACCTTGCGAAGCACGGCTTTGACATGATGGGATGCAAGCGATGGGCTTGATGATCTGACCTTGCGCAATGGCTGCGTCGTGATTGTCACCAATCGAGACAATTGCTTGACGAGCGCTGGAACTGGCAGTGTAAGTGCGAATATGGCAGTGGAAGCGCTGAGAATGTAGTTCTGCGTGTTCGTTCGGATAACGGTCAGGACAAACGGAACCATCGTGACCTTGCGCGCAACAGCCTTTGTCACCGTTCTCACCGTCAGCGCGAATATGGCTGCGTCGGCTGACAAGATATAGCTAGTCGGTACGGTGAACTTGACCTGACCGACCGCAAGCTTTCCGACCGCATTAAACCCCGGCATCGTCTTTGCCCCGCCCTATGTCGTTCAGCGCGATCTTTGCGGCCTCCGCGTTATTATTATTTGCGAGCGCCTTATATCCGTTACGATGCAGATAACCGATGGTCTTGGCCATTCCGCCGTAATTGACTTCACCATTCTGCGCTCCGGTCGCAAGTGCCCGAAGTTTTTCAATATGAGTTGCGCGCCGCTTTTCCATCAGACGTAGAATCCTTGTGATGACGTTGCGCCTGTGCCCACAGAATTGCCTGGATAGAAATTCGCGCCACCAGAGCCACCAGTGAACACGATGCCCATTGATCCGACGTTGTAACGCGGACCTGTCGGAGAGCCGGCCAACGCAATAGTAAATCCGGTGCCCTCTATCATTCCCCCAAGGTCGCCTTGCACAAATGCCGTTGTCCATGCCGGACTGCCGGAAATTGTTAGGCCGGGAGAGCCGCCGAGATAGATAATCCCGTGATCTTCCGAAACCGCGAAGATATTGATTGTATGGCCACCTATTATCGTCCAATTGCCGCCCTGATAAACAATTGAACTGGTTGGGCCTGCAACGTCGAGTGCTGAGTTGCTACGAATATCAAACCAAATATCCTTGAACCAAATTTGTCCTTCGGCAACTAGCAGAGCTCCACCGCCAACGCCGGTATTAAGAAGCTGCATGTTGGAAACTTGAACGCGGGCGCCGTTGAAGCATTCGACAAAATACGCACCGTTAGTTGAGGTCGAAAGAATTGTCGAGCTAGTTCCCTGACCGTGAATGTCGAATTGATTGGCAGACGTTTGTCCGACTAGCGGACCGGTCGGCGAATATGCCGTCGTGCGAGTGATCGTAGCGGCAGGCAATGAGCAAGTGACGACCTGCCCGTTCAGATCCCATTCCGTTTGCACCTGCCCATAGGCAAAATCGACAGTCGCGTAAGCGGCCGCACCACTAGCCATGCCATCAACAGTTGTAGCGCTATCAGCGCCACTGCTTGGATCGACAAATATTGTGACGGCGCTTGGAAGCTTCCAGCGATTTGGCTTGTCGTACAACCAAGCACTATTCTGATTGAATATGCGGGCAGTCTGTCCTGGCCAAAGGCGGAATGACGTTAGGCCATTCAATGAGATCAGTTTTGCTCGAGCTGTGTCCTCATTGACAACGGTAATCACAAAGTTTGCATCATATCCTGACGCAGCATTCCCGGTCAGCGTGAAATAGGCTGACCCACCAAGCGCGATCGTCACGCCTTTGTCCGCATTGACGAACGTATAATTCGCCGTCTTGGCGAGCCTGACGTTGGTCAACACGCCAATGTCGGCGGCGAGCTCTACCAAGGCCACCTGGGGCGCAGCGGTGAAATTGACCTTTGATCCGGTCGACGATGCGATAACCGTCGTGCGGGCGAGCGTTGCTGATCCTGACGTATAGAGGCCGGTCCCGATTTCCCATTCGGTGCCAGCCGTGTTCTCAGCCCGGTAGCTATATTTTTGCTGGTCAACGGCGCCCGCGCTCGATGGCGTCTGGTAGCCGGTGACGGCCGCTGAGACGACGAAATCGACCGTGCCGTTTGATGCTGCTGTGAACCGGCAGACGTTGACGAAGGCCGACATCACATAGTCTCCCTATGTGATTTGGGCTACGCCGTTTACGGAATCGAATGAAACAGTGAACGTGTCGCCGTTGGTCAGCGATTGCGACGAACCGTAGTCCCATGCAAAGCACAGTGGCTTGACAGGGCTGGCCTGGCTAAAATTGTAGAAAACAGCGTACCTGAATGGACCCACCCCGCCAGAGGCGGTCGTGGTCACGTTGTTAAACTTTACCGTGTAGGTGCCAGAGGTCTGTGTCGAGGAAACGAGCGTTGCCGTGCCGCCACCAGCGCTGTAGCCATTGCCGGCCGCTATTTCGGTAATGTCTGCAAAGACCGCATTGGTCGCAACCGGCGCGACGTTGCTCAGGGCGACCTTGAAGGTGTCCGCGCTGAAATCGTGCTTCTTTTGGGCCAGATCGAGGACAAAGACGTTGAATTTGATGGCCGTTGCCATCTAGCGGCCCCCTATATTGACTTTGGAGCCGAACCGCGCCGTGTCTGCCCTGAGCACAAAATGCCGCGGCCGGCGCCGAAAAAGCGAAAGGAATGCGCGGATTAGACCCATACTGCGAGCAATGCCGCAGGCTGCGGATCGCAGCAACGCACTCAGCCCACCCTTGAACAGCCGCAAGGCACCGCGCTAGGATTCGGCTGTGTCCGTAAAATTACTCTCTAAAATAGTGCGTCCGGTCCTGCGCAAGTATGGATACGACATTTGTTGGGCGCATGAGCGCCGCGATCCGTTTGATGACATGAAACGGTTAAGCGTCGAATCGCCAGTCATTTTCGACGTTGGCGCCCATTTTGGCGAAACAATAATACGCTTTTATAAGGCGTTTGATCGGCCAACGGTTCATGCCTTCGAACCGTCGAAGGAGTCCCATAATATCCTCAAGCGCGAATGCGAGACATTCCCTAATCTGATTGAAAATAATCTGGCGCTAGGGGCGACCCGTGGGACGATGCGGCTACTCGAAAACGAGAATACTTACATGACCTCGTTTTTGGAGCTTGGCCGTGACGGAAATGGCCAAATCGTCAATTGCACAGCCGTTGGCGTCGATACGATCGACGATTATTGCAAGGAACGTGGTATCGATCGTATCGATATTCTGAAATCAGACGCGCAGGGCTTTGATCTCGAAGTCCTCAAAGGGGCGCAAAGAATGATGAAACGTGGTGCCATCAACCTCGTATATCTCGAAATCAATTTTGCCGAAATCTACAAGAACTCACCCGCCCCGGATGAAATACTTGCCTTCATGCGACAGCGTGGCTTTTCTCTCGTTACTTTTTATCGATTGTTCTATGTCAACGGTCGTTTGGGTTGGACCGACGCGCTATTCAAACGCGACTAAGCCGCCTTGTTTAAGAATGCCGGCGAATTATCGTTAGCTGCCGGATCGAGGTCGCGCTTGAGCAGGTAATTGTGCTGCGCCTGCGCACAGCTACTACCGCCAAAGCAAACATAAAACTTATTCCAGATCACGCCATCAGAGGCCAACACCAGCGGATTATCCATGCTGCCGGTGATGTAATCCCCAACCTTTGTCCAAGTTGGCCCCGCCTTCATTGCCCCGCTTGCCGATGTTTGGCTGGCGCTAACTGTCCAAGTAGTCCCGCTGCCGCCTGTGATAGTTGCAGGGATGGTTACGTTTGATCCATAAACGCTCTGACCAATTGCGATCGGATCGCCTGAAACACCTGACACCGTAAGAGTTGTGCCAGAGATTGAGCCGGTAAATGCTGAAATAGGCGCATCGGCATTTGTTGAACGAAATACTCCGAAAGGCCAAAGGCCGTTGCCTGAAAGATCAACCCAACCGACAAAGTGCATGGTTGGATATGTCTTGCCGGGAGCGATTGCGCCAAAGTCAAATGCCAAGGGCTCCGCAGTTCCCGGCACTCCAGTGAATGTTACAAACCCGTCCTTGCTGCGCCAAAGCTGATTATTGAATGAAGGGTGAGGATCGCCCGCCCCGCCTTGCGTCCCAGACCCTATGAATAGGTGGCCTGCATTGCCTGGAACGGATTTAAACTTGGTGTTTTGCTCTGGCACAACAAAGGTGCTGTTATTCTGAACCGGTGTTCCGCAACTATCAATTTGATACATACCGGCATTTCCCGCACCTGTCGGATTACCACCGGCGTAAGCATAAAATCTGTGTGGCGTTACACGATCAGCGACAACAGTTTTCTGCCAAAAGAAAAAGTACGAGTTTGACCATCCGATATAATTTACGGCACCCATGTTTTCGGAAGCGACAGTTTGAGAGTTATTGATTGTCCATGTCGTACCGCTTCCTCCTGTAATCACTGTTCCTGCCGTGATTGCACCTGCCCCTAACTGGAATAGCGTCTGACCAATAGCCAATGTGCCATGTGAGACTGAAGTGACAGTAAGGGTCGTGCCAGATATAGAGCCGACAAATATTGCCGGGCCCATTATCTCATGCCACGTCTGCCCTCCGTCCATTGTGCAAAGAGGAACTGACCCGTCAGCAGGAATGATCATAATATCGTTTGTGCTGTTTGACGCGATCGTGCCACCGCGTTGAACAGGAAACCAGTTTGCATTTCCGCCGCCAGTATAAGCGTGGGTGAATGTCGATCCTTGAAGGTCAAATGTATTCGAGCTAAAATTTGCAGTCAGCCAGCATCCGTTTGCTTCGGTTGTTCCAAGAACTCCTTCAATACATACTGGCGCGTTATTTGACCCGCCATTACTGGTATTGAGAACGCTTATTCGAATTGCCCCGCCCCCATTGTTAGCTACAGTTGTAATAGCCCAACATGACGCATTGGTGCATCCCCAATTCGTAACAGGGGTCTTGTCGATGTAAACAAGCGCGCGGCCTATATTTGAACTGCCATTTGTAAATGTGAATGTCGAGGTAAGAACAATGTGCGTAGCGTCGGCAACACAGACGTAAGCAAATCCAGACTCGTTTGGCACGCCTCCGTTAGGTGTCGAATTGTATCTGATAATATGAACGATTGTTCCACTTCCAGCACTCCAGCTTGTGTAAGCAGCGGTAGAAGGAATCGTTATCTGTTGCAATCCCGACGCGCCGCACGCGCCGCCCGCATAGCTGGTAATGGCTGTGGTCGCATCCACATCGTTATAGCTGGAATTGAAAGGCTTTAAGGTTATGCCACCGTCTGTTGATGTTCCCGCATACTGCGCATTCGAGAAAATCGTATTCATATCCAAGTAAGCAACAAAATTATTGTTGCCGGGAACGTAATCGTAACCGAAACCAACGTTGAACACGCTGTTGTTGTTGTAGTCAGGATTGTTTTGCGTGGATGGGTAAACGTTCGGATTTGTAAGCGTAAAATTGGCGCGGTCTTGAAAAGACGCCATAAGGTAACCAAACGGGGCTATTCCGGCAGTACTAACTAACTGTTCGATCCCGGCCGTCATTGACGTCCAAGTATTTGCGCTTCCTGTTGGGCTTGTCGTCCAGACGCCAATGCCTTGGCTAAAGATCAGGAAGTTGCTCTTGCTGCTATCAAACTGAACATCACCACTCGACATGAAAAATTCGTTAGTCAATGCGAGCCAAGGCACGTCAATTGCCGCGCGGATGAAACCAGCATCGCCCCCAAAGGTAGGTGGAGAGCCAGTGACACCATTTGCACTTATCGCAATGCCGCCGCTTTCATCATTGATAATGACGCGCTCTGAATTAGACGGGTCAACCGCGACCGTATGCCAATTTGTCCCGGCAGCAGTAATCTTAAGCCAAGTACCAGACTTTAGCCGCCACAGATCGCCTGCTGTTTGGCCCGGATTAGGCACAGCGGGATTAGGAACATCAACCGACCAGACGATACTGCTGGTAGGTGATATAACCATGTGCTGGCCCGCTTGTGGACCGCCAGTTGTTGCAGCAAATGTGCTGCCAGCATTATTCGATACATACATCGACGTGCCAACAGGCTGGATATAAATACCATTGGTTTTTCCGCCGGTTGATCCAGATGATGGATCAAAAGCAATATTGTAATTTCCCGAATTTGTTGATGTTGGAATTGTGGCCGGCGATAAAGAGGTAAAGCTTGTCCCTCCATTCGCCGTTACAAATACGCCATTGTTATCAGTGCCAACGTAGAGGACGTTGCAGTTGATTGGATCAACTGCCATCTTGCGGCCTGCCATACGCCAAACACTGTTGGCACCAGAGGCTACACTAGCAAAAGCCGTCAGTGTCCATTTGGCAGTTCCCGCCAGAACATTGGAAACAGTCATGTTGGTTGATGAGAATATCAACCCGTTATAAAACATGTAGGCGGTAGCTGTATTGGCAGGACAGGCAGCTATCTCAATTACACCACCAGCATTCTGACTAACCTGGCTCGTGCCGGTTGTTGGAAAGAACCCAAAGTTGGCAGCCGGCATCGTTGATTGCGTAACCACCTGCAACCATGTTGAAGTTGCAGAATTATAAATGTACCCACCATAGCCATCGGTACGAGCCAAATAATTACTACCGACAATATCGATCCCGACAACCCAACCGCCGCCACCGATCTTAGCTGCTTTTTCAAAATTGCTCGTGGCACCGCCATGTGTCCACCCCCCGCAAATGGCGATCACAAATAAAATAAAAAGAGGTCGGAAAGCTACCCATTTCACGGAGTGCCCCAATAATTATGTTGATTGGCATTCATGGCACTATTGCTGGCGCTCTGATCGCCGTCCCACACGGCCATTTCCGTAACCGTTCCATTATGATTGCCAAAGCAAAACCCGATGTTAATGAAGGCCGCAGTGTTTCCAAAATCAGCAGCGCCAGGATTGAGAGAACCGGTCAAACTACCATCCATATAGATCGAGGATGACGCACCGTTAAAAAGACTTTGTGCCGCATGAAGCGTACCGTCAGACGCGGTTACGCTCACATTCGAGCCCGCAAAATTTGTCCAGGTATTTGCACCGCTACCAAATCCGGTAACAAGGAAACTGCCAGTACTGCAAAGAACGTCTGCTTGAGTTGTTATGCCAGTTCTCTTTGCAACATCAGAAACCCAAAATGGCTGTGTGAATTTTGGATTCCCAAAATGGTCGGCAGGCTGATAAAATTGGCTACTTGCAGCAACAAAAGTTGCGCAAAATTTTCCCGTAGGGGTGCAATTGTGAGTAAGAGTGGCACGCGCCGAATTGGTCGCCTGAACACTGTCACAAACACCAAAACAACGGCTGCTGCCTGTTAAATCATACCAAGTAGCGATTACACAGGTGTCACTTGTGGCACAGTTGTTGGCGCCGCGCGTCGTAACGACAATATCGCCAGTTGATGCATCAGAACTTGCATCTGCACAATTAGCGCCAGCGTTGTCGCAAAGATTTATAAGCTTGTTACCGCGCGTTGCAGCGCTCATAGCCCGCAGGCTGTAAACAAGGCCGGGACTTGCAACTACGTCAGCCACCCCCTGAAAAGGAGCGCTGCCACTAATAGAAACATTGTAGTTGCTGTCGCGGGATTGCCAAAAGCTATCGGCAGTCGCGCCCCAAAGATACGCGAGCGCGACTACGGCTAGACGTAGGAATTTCACAGCTTGTAACCCCATGCCGTCACCGAAACGACACCGCCCGCTCCTGGCGCAGCCGAAACGACGGCAATTGATGTGTTGGTCGCGCTCGCCGGCACGCACGGCGTAAAGATTTGCTCTACCACGCCAAGCCCGGAAGCAAGCGGCGCGGTCCATTGCGTGTAGTTCAGTGTGCCCGTAATCGTGCCGGTGACTGTCGCGTTACCCGTTGCCGCCGCTGTCGCATTGGCGCGGATCGAAAATCCACAAATGTACGTCGTTACCGATGCCGCGCCCGCCAATGTCGCGGTCGTCGCGGTCGTCGTGCCTGTCGCCGATGCCGTGTAAGGAACTGCGGTCCCTGGGTATTGGCTGATACTATCGACCGCGCCGATGTTCGTTGTGTGGTTCGCCTGGGCCGGAATCGCTGCGCCCGTGTTCGTCGCAATCGTGGCCAGAGATCCTATCTCTGTCGCCTGATTGGCCGAGGTCGCCGCGCCAGTTGGCAGCGAGATCGTTCCAGCAATGTTGTTGATGTTATTTGTGGCGCCAGTGAGCTGCGCCGCGAAGGTGCCCGTGCCGACAACAGTCGCATTGAGGTTCGCCGCCGTCCCTTGTGTGACCGCAGTCGTGCCGCTGAACAATACGACGTTGGGCAAGCAATTGCCCGATCCGTCGTCGCTGAACTTCGCGTTCGGTGTAACACCCGCATTGTCTTTCAACTGCAAGGTTGAGGGACATACGGCGAGCGCCGGCGCCGCGAACAGGCAAAGTGTGAGCGCGAGGATTATGCGTTTCATCTTAGGTTCCCGTCATAAGCCCGATGAGGTTGCAGGCGTTTGATGCGTCGAGCTGCGTGGTGATGAGGCAGTTGCCGCCGCCACCGCCGCCACCGGATCCCGTGGCGCCGCCGATGCGGATACCGATACCCTGGTTGCCGCCAATCGATTGTGCGAGCGCGATTGCGCTCCACAACAGCGTGGCGATGATGATGATGTGCCGCAGCATCAGCGCGCCCTTCGGCAACGCAGGAAGCCGTAGCCCTTGTCTGTCGATACGGTGAATGTGTCGTCAGCGACGAGGAACATGCTTGTCGTCGCGTTCAGGCTGACACGCACCGGCCCGATGACATGCGTATAGTCCGTCACCGGTACTTGCGCCGGCGTGGAGCGCTGCACCATCGTCCCAGTCGCAAGTGATCCGTCCGCTGCCGTCGTGGTACTGAGCGACGTCTTGAGGATCGTGACCGACGTGGTGGCGCCGAACGTGCGCGTTGCGCCGGCCGAGCATTCCCAATCTCCCGCCGTCAGTGAAACGCTGGTTATGTTCGCGGGAGTCGCTGTCGTGAGCGTGACTGCCGATCCCGATACGATGCTCGATGAAATAAATTCGCCGACAAAGCCTGACGCCGCGTTGTCGTTTGTCGCCGTTCCCGGCACTTGGCCGGGGACGATGATGCCTGACGTGGCTATGCCATCGGCCAACGCTGGCGCCGAAAGCGCAAGCAGCGCGGCGAGGACGGCAAGCCTACTGCGTATCGATGTAGAGCGTGTCATTGGTTGTGGCACACGTCGCGTTGATCTGATCTGACGGCAGATAGGGGTAGTAGCGTTGATAGCTGCCACCCGAACCCAAAAGGATCGATGTGCCTTTTGTTGCCGATGCGAGCGGGCCGATGAATAACCAGCAACTATCGCCGTTGGTGTTGTTGTTCTGGATCGTGAGGGCCTTGCGCCCGCTCGATGCAACAGAGTTCAAAACAGTCTGGAACGCATTGCCGTTCGAAATCGTGGCCGTACTGTTCAGCGTGCCGCGCGCGATCGGGGCCTGCGCAAAGGCTGATCCCGCAAACAGGATGAAGGCGAAGGTGATGAGCGCTTTGGCGAGTGT